TGGGTTAAATGAAATACCTGAATCTTTAGCTTGTTGAAATGCAGCAGTAGATTGAGCCTCTAATGTAGTCTTAGAGGGGCCTTGTGGACGAGTGCCAGCAGCAAAAGGAAGGCTAGTACCAATGCTAGCAAACATACCAGCAATAGGGCCATAATCCTCTCCTACCTTTTGGCCTACAGCAGCAGAAGGAGCAGCAGCAGCTAATTGTCTACCCGGCTGTTGAGCCATTTGATTAGTAATACCTCTACCAAATTCAGTAGTTGCAGTCCTTGCGACAGATGGCAATGTAGTCAATTGAGCAGTAGTTCCGCCTAATGCGCCACCAGCAGCCTGAACCATACGTTCACGAGTATTCTCAGGAACAGGAAGACCGAGTTGTGTCAAAAGACCTTCAACAGCACCGTAGGGAGACGGAATCTGATAATTTTGCGGAAGTATTAAGTTAGCACCCTGCGTAGCAATTTCTGCTAAAGGAAGTGTCAATGATCCAGCCAAAGCTCCCGGTGGCCCACCGAATGCAAACCCAAGACCAGCACCAGCAGCCACAGGAGCAGCACCTCTAGTTGCAAGACCAGCGCCCCTAACAAATTCTTCGCCGAGACCTCTTGGTTGAGACGAGATGGTTTGCTGCCTAGAATATTCTTCTAAGCCAGCAGTAGATACCTTATCTAATTGACCTGCATTGATGTATTCAAGATCTTTAGTAGAAATTTTGGACAGATCCATTATCGGTTCCCTCCTTTTCTACGATTCAATTCTTGTTGGACAGGATCCTGACCAGAAGTCCTAGTTGTACTTACTGCCGGTGTAGTAAGTATTTCGTCAAACTCACCGTTATAGCCAAAGGTTTTAGAATATTCTACTGGGATATTTTTAAGGGATCTATTAGCAATAGCCAAGTAATTATCTAATTGTTTAATAAATTCATCTTTATTCATACCAACAGAAAGAGAAGCTCTAATTCTAGAAAGAGCATCCATTTCCTTTTCTGTAACGCTACCAACAGCACCACCAGTTGGGCTAGCATCTCTCATTGCTTGTATTTCGCTAACAAATGTTCTTGTCAAAATATTTTCAAGCAAAGCATTTGCTGTTTTTGCATCTTGGTCTATAACCACGCCAGCAATAGTGCCACCAAGCAATGGGGAAAATCTGCCAGTCAGCGCATCAATATATTTAGGATTATTTTTTAGTGCTTGAGCAGCGTCAAGAGAGTCTTTGATACTTGTAAGAGAATAATTAACAGCACTTTGCAATGGAGCCTGTTTTTCTCTTAACTCCATTTTTTTCTTAGGAGAATACTTAGAATCAGGCTGGTTAATCAAAGCATCTTTATTATACGAATAAAGGGCTTTCGTCTGTGGTGGAGCATTCTCAGGAGCTGCAAATTTTGGCGCAGATTGAGTTGTTGTCTGTACATTAGTTGTACCAGCAGTTGCAGCAGCAGTAGTTTTTGCTGGAGCAGTAGTTTTAACAACAGTAGGCTCCCTAGTAACAGCAGGTTGAGGAGCAATTTCAGTAGTAGTAGTTCCGCCAGTAATAAAACTAGCTTTACCAGAAGGCAAACCTACACCAGCGCCTGTTTCAAACTGAAGCTGTCTATTTGTCTGTTGCAACTTAGCTACCTGCTCTGCATTAGGCGCATTTTCAAAACGCAATATCTCAGCAAGTTGCTCGCCATTAAGTTGCGCTCTATCAGTAACTCCAAACTTCATTTGAGCAAATAGAGCCGTATTTCCTTCTAGCTTTCTGCCTTTTTCATCTTCTTGCAGTCTTGTGTAGAATCTTTCAACAGAAGAACGAATGCCAGAAGCATCAAGAGTACCTGTCTGTGCCAATTTCTCAACAGCGTCAATTTCTCCGTGATACTTTTTAGGTAAACCGTCTTTTATAGATTTAAAGTCGTATTCCATAGCTGCAAGGCGGTTCATGTCCTTTTGCAGCGTTTCTTTTCTACCCTCAAGAATTTTAATTCTGTTATCTGCGGCTTCGGTATTTACACCAACTAAACGATCAATTTCAGAATTGATGCCATCCATTTTTAATTGCAGTTGACCAGCTCTGCCACGATCAGCAACAACTGTCATAACAGGTTTTCCCTCTGCATCAAATTGCGGAGTTTGTTCTGCTGGAGGCTGAACAACAGGAGGCTCAAGCTGCTTACGAGAAGCACGCTCCATCAGCTCCTTTGCTAGTCCTTCATTTTTTAGAGCAGAAGCTCTAAAAGCCCTATTGCGCAACTCATCAACTGATTCGTCACCAGTCAATTTCGACAAATTAGTAAGCTCAAGCACATCGGCTTGCTGCATATACGAATCACCAATTGCTTTAAAGTTAGGGCCACCAGCAAGGTATCTTTGACCCAAATTCCTATACTTCTCTGGAGTATCTATCTTTCCAGTATCACCGGGCATTCCTTCAAGTCTTCTTCTGAGAGCGACTTCTTCAGCGAATTTACCTTGGTCAATATCAGCCAAGTATGCAATATCTGGATTAGCAAGCTTCGCGGCTTGAATAGCCTTTAATTTATTTATCCCTTGCTGTTGTGTCAGCGCTGCACTTTGCAATTGCTGTTGCTGGACAATGTTCTGAATACCTTGCTGATAAGCACCACCAGCAGCACCAAAACCGCCAGCCAATGCACCAAAGATATTCTCAGCAGCAGAGCGTCGTGGGCCAATACGACTCATACCTTGAGCCAATGCCAAACCTGCACCTAGCAGACCTTGGATATTCGCTGTCTTTTGCTGTTGCGCTAACTGCTGAGGCGTTATAAGCCCCATAGTCTGCAAGCCCTCGTAAGACGTAGGAGCAGCAGCACCAAATACGTTAGGGATGTAATCTGTAATTGCCATATTCCACCTAGATCAGCGAAACTTTAGGAACGCCAACTTGATACTGTGGCATTTGCACTTGCGAAGGACTACCACGCATTAGACCAGCAGGAGCAGGTTGCTGAGGCTGTTGCTGCAATAGGCTTTGAGCGCCTTGCATTGCCATTGACGCAAGAACTGGGTTTTGTTGTGCATACTGACCAACTTGACCGAATCTTTCCATCATCGTAGGGCTACCGCCTTGACCATACTCAACGCCTTCCATTCCATAGGTCAATGGTCTTTGAATAGCACCAGTTTGAGCTAATCCTTGACCCTGCATTGCAGCACTAGTTTTTGGAATTGCACCACCAAATAAACCACCTTTAGCAGCTTCAGCACCGATTACGCCACTAGGGCCAGTGGTTAGATTAGCAGCTTGCATTGCAGCACTGGGGCCAGTTGTATATGCCTGAACTGCACCAACAGGTAAAGAACTGCCAGTAATAGTAGTGGATCCAGACAATGCGCTAGGCAAAACACCAGCAGCGTCATCAGCGAAAGAGAAAATATTAGAAAGACCATTTGTCCCCATAAACGCACCACCAGCGCCACCAAGAGCGCCACCAAGTAATGCACCTTGAATAGGGTTTTTACGGTTAGTTGCGGCACCAATAGCCGAACCTAAAAGAATTGCTTCTCCGCCACTCATTATTTGCCTCCCTGCGGTGTAGCTGTAGTCTTAGTCTCCAAAGGAGCACCATAAAAGACGTTAGCAGCCTGTTGCAGACGTTGCATCGGAATATCCTGAGCCGCTAGTTGACCTTGCAGAGCCTGTTGAGCGTAACCTTCCTGAGCCTGACCAGCTTGAAGCAAACGCTGAATATCAGCATAGTCAGCCTGAGCCATTTGAGGAGCAGCCTGAGCAGCAGCCATCTGCCTAGCACGTTCTGCTTCAGCCGATTGATATGCCAGTTGACCACCCTGCTCTGCCAAGGAACGAGCAAAGATGTCCTGAGCCTGACCTGCTTGCTGACCCATAGCAGCCGATCCATAACGACCAGCAGAAGATGCCTGAGATTGCAGGTTTTGAATGTTCCTAGTGTACTGTTCACCAGCGAGACGATTAGACTGCTCCAAAGCACCCGCTAGAAATGGATTAACGCCTCGTCCTTGAATCGTAGCTAGTTGTTCAGCCTGTGCAGCACCAACCAGAGGAGAGCCCATCTGAGCTCGTTGTGCGGCTTGCTGGATGGCTTGCTGAGAGAATGCTGACTGTTCAGGAGCCAATGTAGCAGGAGCCTGTGGCATACCCTGATACAGACGTTGAGCCTCACCCAGAGAATAAGTTATATATGGCTTAAACTCCGGAGCTATTTCTGTTCTGGTCTCTTGTGTACCACCGCCGCCACCACCCATATTACACCTCGCATATCCATTTACGAGGACGGAATCCGTATGCTTTAGCCCTACGTTCCCATCCCGGCCTATGGCTGGAGAATGTCAAATATTTAACATTAGCATCCCTAGCCATACTTTTGATAAATTGTAAACCTTTTTCAACCACTTGATAATCATTTTCTAACGTCCAAGCAGCCCAGACATGGAGTTCTTGCCCCATTGGCTGAAGGATAAAGAAGCCATAAAAATGGTTGTTCTTAAGGACTACCCAAAGCATCGCCTTTTGATTGAAACAGTCGGTGTATACATCCTCAACTATCCAATTCTCAGGACTTTTAGTTTTAATCTTTTCTAGGCCGGGCTTAATAAAAGCCCACCATTTTCTTAGGTCATCGACCGGGATATATTTAAATTCTGTCATCCGACGATTATATAACCGTATGTCTTATCCGCAGTATTATTAGCCCAATGACTTACCGTAGCTTGCCCCTGTTGTTGGCTAGAAACATATAGATTCGTTGTAGCCGATGGAGCAATATAGGACGCAGTGATAATCGCACTAGGAATCGATGGTCTATCTGGGCTTGAACTTGTTGGGTATTGCTCTAATGAAACTCCAGTATCCGTTGTTCTCCACATGACCTCAACGTAATCACCAGCACTCATCTCAAGAAAGAAATTCATTGCTGCAATTAAGTGAGCTGGATCGCCAGTGCTTTTCCTAGCTGGCATATGAAACCGGCTATTTGACCCAGCAACATTAGTCCCATTCTTCTTAAACCAAATATCTACGTCCTGACCGTCATTCGTTGTATTCTTGTATTGCAATGAAAACTGGATGTTATATATCCCATAATTCCTGACATTTATTCGGGAAGTATTGGAAACATAAATACCGTTAGAGTAGTCTGTTGTATTTAATGCAACGGCATAGGCTGTAGTGGTACTAGCCGCAGTCTGGTCTGTAGTGTCCTGAAACGCTCCGTAAGGCGCTGAATCAGCCTCAGCAGCATCAGATACCGGAACGAAGAAAATCAGGCTGTCGTAGCCTATACGCTCGTCGTAGAGGGTGGTTGACGTGGCATTGCTGGTAGCTAGCGTTAAACGACCCGTATTATTGGTCTTTCCGTCCATAACACCACGAACGACCTCAGCGACTGACCGTTGATCGCCCCCAAATGGCGGTAATGTACGAAACTGAGTCATCGATTACCCTGTTTAACGACTTCTACCTCTAAACCAAAGGCTGTTTCCCAGTTTGCCCCTGTTGGAGTGAGTCTGAGCCTGTGATATTCACCGTTAGACCGCAAGCTAATGCGGTTTTCAGCGTCTGCTGGCACATCTGAGCCAAATTCCACTTGATCTGAGAGTAAATCACGGCTTGAAATAGCTACTGAAGCACTGCCTTTGTCCACAATCGGCTTAACTAGCGTCACTGTAGAGCGTCCAATATCAATATCACCCGTTGATATGTTCGCTGTCTTAGGCTGACCTGAGAATGCAATGATCTTTGTGCCAGAAACACCCGCAAATAGCAGTTGTCCACCGGCAAACACACGAGAATCCAGCGGAATATCTAGCGCATCAATGCTTGCATTATAGTTATCGACCTGTTCCAACGTAGCAGATGGAGTTAATACATAAGCAACGCTGGTAGCAGTGGTATCTGTGTACGACCACTTAGCCAAATCAATGGAATACATCAGCAGATTCTTGCCGCCAAACGTATTATTGAATTTCCAAATAACTAACTTGCGTATTGGATCAACGGTAGCGCTCATTCCTGTAAATATTTCGCTAGGAATGGCATTATCAAAGAACCAGCGATTTACCTTCTCTACGCCGATAGCTTTAGTTGTCTGACCATCACAAGCGTAGAAACCATCATCAGCTAGGAAATACGTCAGACCACCGTACTGAGCAATAGAGCCATTAGAGATACATCCTAATGACCTAGAAATAGCGTCAAACTGGAAAAAAAGCGGGGAGCCTGTATAGCTCATCCGATATATGGCACGTTCTAAGAAGATCAGCCCATATTCGCCACCCGCTAAACCTGTAATATCGCCACCGTCAGGCAATATCTGGGAGTCTGATTGTGATGCAGCACTAGGAGTCCAGTCTGTCTCATCGTTAATGTCAGACCAGTACACCTTGTTAGAATCTGACCCGTCATTAGCGGCAACCACAAAGTCACGAACTACCGTCACATACTTAGCCGTAGGAGCAGCAGCAGCCAAGTCAGTTACATAAGTAGAAACACCTAATTCATACGATTGCAGCTTATCCTGACCATTAGCCAGAATCATTTTGCTGCCGAACTGGGTTACATCCCAACCCTCAACCGCTGTATATCCAGTGGTAGTCAAAGCATCCAAGCTAGCATCAGTAGAGTCAAACTTATAAATCTGAGTAGCGCCAGCAGCAAATAAATTCGTAGCACCACCAAACTTACCCGCAAAGGTAATCAGCAGTGTCTGAGCCGCTGCATCTGAATAATCAGCCTCACTAGGGAATGAAGCATATCCGTTAGCAACTGGATAACAGTTCTTTGCGTCTGTTACCGCACCTGTTACACCCGGCTGATCTGGCAACCATTCACCAAATAGAATCTTTTGCATTACTGCCTCGACCAAGTATTAGAACCAGCATTCTGCTGTGTCCATGTGTTAGAGCTACCAGCAACCGGAGTCCATGTGTTTGAGCCAACCACTACCGCAGTCCATAAATCACTACTCGTTGTAACATTAGACCAGCTATCAGTTTGAGGAACCACATCTGACCATTCCTCACCAATAATCTGACCTGTTGCAGCACATACCGCTACGGCTTGAATAGAGCCGTTTCCAGCCCATATTGCACTAGGATAGGCAGACACACTAGCTAGTGCGTTAATCGCCGCAAACCCCTCGTAAACAACGCCACCGATGGCTGTGACAGTGGCTACTCCAGTAACGCTAGCAGATGCACTTAAAACCCTGCTTGCTGATGCCGTTAATGTTGCTAATCCAGTAACTGCTGCATTGCCAAACTGAATCCTTGTGCCATCTGCTGTAACTGTTGCTAATGCGCTAACACTGCCTGTTGCGAATTGTACTCTTGAACCAAATGCGGAAACAGTGGCTACTGCCGTTACCGAAGCACTCCCAAACTCAAGGATTGCATCGCCTTCAGCATAGCCATAATCCCAATAGTCATAGAGTACGTATTGAAGGCTCATTATTCCCACATGATATTGATTGTTCCTGCATCAAATGTATCTGTGCCGTTGACTGTGGTGATGCGAACTCGGTCTAGTGCGCCGGACAAGGTTGTCAGCACACCACCAAGCGAGAAACCTCGTGCAATATCGCTTCTGCCAGATGAACCATACGCAACCCATACGTTTCCGCTTAAATTGCTAAGAATAAGGCCACCAGACAAAACACCAGACGATATAAACGTTGCTGAATTTAATAAAAACCCTGACGAATTATTTGTTACTTCAGCACCAGACATGGCCGCGCCTAAATACCCAGATGTTACGTAGGTAGTTGAGCCAATTTGAATTTGAGGGGCACTTGCTCCATTTGTACTCAAACTGCTAAACATCACCGTAATCCGTTTTGCCGTACTTGGGATGCCCGTAAAGTCAACGCTAGTACCTGATGCTGTAACAGCCGTTCCGCTAGTAGGAGCGTCTGTCATTCCTATTTGTACTTTAGTTAATGGCATGATTAGTCCTGATTAGCGGAAGACGGAAACAGAAACATATGGCCCGTCAGAAAGCGTACCTGATGTGCTAGTTGTGACAATATATACAAGCGAAGTTGTTGGCGCTCCCCTTACATCATTTATGCCAGTTATAAGTGCGCCAGTTCTATTTCCTGAAGTAACCACATCATAATTCGCATCACTCATAGCCGTCGTAAAGTTCACAGTGTAATCACCCGTACCATTGTCAGTAATTGACGATACGTTACCACTGGCTCTAATAGCTACTGTTCCAGTACCGTTAAAATTAACCCAAGCTCTTGCACTGTACGATGGTGCGCTACCTGATGCAGTCGTTAAACTAGCTACACCATCCCAAGTATTATCCCCACGTAAGAAAGTCGTGCTGCTAGGACTGCCTGTTGCGCTTAGTTGCGATATGCCGACAGTGGCTGCATTAGGCACACCAACAATAGAAGGCAATCCTAGAAACAAGACAGTAATGTTATTCGTGCCAGATGGAGGAGCGCCTGTAAACGTTAGTGTTGAACCAGAGACTGAGTAAGTATTCGGATTCTGTACAACGCCTGATACAGCTACAACAATAGAAGTCGTACTAGCTGGCGCATAGGTCAGCGTGAAAGCCGTAGTTGATCCGTTACCGCTGAACTGATCGAACGGGAATGAGGCTGTTGTTGGTTCTGCGCCGATGTAGCTCATTGTTTGACCTTGTTAGCGGAAGACTGCAGTTCGTACATCTGGGCTATCTTCAGTCGTGTTAATCCCAGATGGGTATCCAGTCTTAATAATATAAGAACCAGTCGCAAGTCCAACAATTACGTTTTGGCAGTACATATCAGTAGAAGCAGCCGTGTTGTTGGTTGTGCGAGTAGAAGAAGCAATCGCAGAATAATTCGCATCAGCCATAGCCGTTGTAAAATTAACTGTGTAATACCCAGTTCCATTATCTGTGATGCTAGTTACATTACCAGATGCTCTGATAGCTACCGTACCCGTACCATTAAAGTTCACCCAAGCACGAGCGCCATAGATAGGAGCGCTACCATTCTGTGTGCCATCTAATGATGCTGCGGTAACGTAGCTAATAGCCATTTAGATCCCCAGTGCTGCTTTAATCTCGTCAGGTGTTGCTGCTGCGTCAATACTGGTCTGGATAGCTGCGTACTTATCACGTATAGCCTGACGAGCAGTCTCAGCACCGTCTACTTGACCGGGAATCTGCTTGGCTATAGCTTCGTCGTAAGGCTTGAATTCTTCAGCACGAGCAGCACGACGCATATCGTGACCAATGTTCTTAGCTTTAGTTAAGTCGATTACGAGGCCCATGACCATGCTCCACGAAATGTACGATCTGAAGGAATATCCGCTACGTCTACGATCTCGTAAGGCTTACCTGCTGGTACGTCCTTAGCAGCGATTTGCTCAATGGTTAAGCCACACTCAGCGGCAGGAACTATGACAGCGACACCGCCGTCATCAGTGGGATAGATAATCCTTGAACTCATAATTACTCCTTGTTAGCGGAAGACTGCAACACTGCAATATTTTGCATCACCAGTGCCGCTTACATTTGTGCTGCAAATAAATCTAAAAGAACTTGTTGTTGGCGCAGATTCTGCCCCAGCAAGATCAACATCAGTATTTACAATAGAATGTGCTGATGAATAGAAAAATGAACAAGAAACATTTTTTGTATAGTTAATGTCAGCCATAGCAGTAGTGAAATTTACTCCATACCCACCAGTGCCATAATCCGTAATACTCGACACATTTCCACTAGCACGAATAGCGACTGTACCTGTGCCGTTAAAGTTTACCCATGCTCTAGCAGCGTAAATAGGCGCTGATCCACTCTGAGCGCCATCTAACTTTGCAGCAGTAATGTTTGCATCAGCTATCTTTGCTGTAGTAACTGCGCTAGTCTGAATCTTTGCGGAACTAACTGTTAGATCACTAGGCGTAATCGTCTGCAATGTAGTAGACAGATACCGCACATAGACGTTATTCGTACCGCTAGACGGAGCAGGAGATATAGTTAACGTAGTCCCAGATACCGAGTAATTCGGTGGATACTGAACGACATTATTAACGACAACCTGTACATCGTTAACCGAATTAACGAGCCTTGACAGCGTGAAATTCGTAGCCGAGCCTGTTCCATTGAACGAGTCCGTTCCAGCGATAAAACTCTGTGTCGTTGGAGTCGAGCCAAGATACGCCATTAAGAAATCTCCAGAACAGATGCCACAACATCCGCACTGCTAGCCGCACTTGTTAATACTTTGAGAACATCTGTTGCTTCTAGTACAACCTTCTGATCTCCACCAACCACCACTAGCGAACCACCAACCGGGACAACACCTGACTTAATCAGGTAGTAATCAACCGAGCTAGATGTAATGTATACGTCAGTCGTAATAGGCGATGCTGAAGTATTAGCAACAGACAACCCAATAACTGTAGTCTGTGTAGCAGATGGGCAGGTATAAACTGTCGCTGCTGAAGTACCTACATCTTTTGAAAAGTAATTCTTGAAGGTATTAGCCATAATTAACCCAATGCAATCGCCAGAGCTACAGCAGTTCCAGCAGGATCAACTTGCAAGTTTGTTTGCGCTCCTGCTACCGTACTAGCACCAGTACCACCATCAGCAACCGCTAAATCCGTAATCCCTGTAATCGAACCACCAGAGATAGTCGCACTTAGTATTATAAGACTGCCAACAGTGTCACCTGATTGTATCTTGTCTGTGTTTAAATTGACAAAGTTTGCATCTACCTCGTTATGAGTAAGCGCACTACCTTTGCCAGCCCGTGTAACGATAGTAGACATTTATCTTCCTTAGCTCAGGTTCACAGACAACGAGCCGATAGCAATCTTGAAAATATCGCCAGTATCAATCGTCTTGGATACGTCCAAAGCAGTGTGATACAGCAGGTTACCGCTAGTAGAAGCGTCCAGAATACCGATATAGGCTACGGTTCCCCATGATCCTGTGGCTTGCGGGAACTCAACCGCAGCACTGTTGGTACTAGTGCCATTGCTGGGAGAGCCAAAAGTAACAGCAGTCCGAGCATAAGAACCACCAGAAACTTCTGTACCAGTATTAGCATCTGTAGGATCGCTTGTGTAAAGACCGACATAAACAGTCGCAGGACTTGTATAGCTCGTGTTACGCAACGTGGCGTTAATCAGAGCATTCTCAAGATAGTTCGACATTTCTGCCATGATTTACCTCACGTTATAAGACATTGACATAGGCTGACCACTGTACTCACTAGACTGGTCAGACGTATTAATTGCAGTGATTGCACGTTCATACAGAGCAGCCCAAGTCTGAACCCTTGCATCATTCATTAGATACGGCTCTGCCTCAGCCAAAGACGCATACAGCAGCGCATCAGGATAATTTGCAAGGAATACGTTAGAAGCAGTGCTGTCACTCAATACAGTAGGCTTACCGTAGTACAGCATTTGCAGTGTGTATGATGTGTCTGGAATCGGGGCTAGCTGCATCTCAGAGCCAAGCACCGTGTAGTCCACTGGCTTACCACTCTCAGTAGCCCTAGAAGTCTCGTAGAAGCTGTTAGGAGCCTTGTAGCGCAGGGTTGTAACCGGAGTTGTGTTGAGATGAATATCGCGCATCTCTAGGAAGTCTGTTGGGAGACCAACAGTTGAATCACCGCTAGTAGTTGTTGCCGTAGCCACAACCAGCATTTGACGGGTTCTAATATCTCGCTGTAACCGTGTCTCAGCTAGTCGGATAAAGTCAGGGATAACCGACGTTAGATCGCTACGAGCAAGGTAATTTGCTATCGTAGTCTTTAGTTCCGAGTAGCTAGTAAACGCCATGTTATTCCTCTAATTGCTCAAAATCTTTCCAGCCATACTCGTAAGTGCCAATGTGCCGGATGTGCATCGATAACTCATGGTCTACATACGTCTGAAAGCCCTCAGAACCGGCTTTAACGCAGAAATAGACATCCTCACCACATACACCACTACTACCCCAGCCAGCATCAAACCAAGGCCGTCCTGTCTTCTCAAATACCTCTTTGCGGATCATCACAGCACCAAAGCCAACCGCTGTCACTTCCTCAATCCCTTGTTTGCCGCGAGAGTCTATGTTCTCCCACTTATGCACCAAGGTTTCACCATCCATGTACTTCGTCATCAACTTAGCCGTAGGTGTTACCGGCTTGCGTCTTGTTGTAGCATTCACCCCAACAATCGGCACATTACGACTTAGCAGAATTGTAATTATGTCAGGCGGGAATCTCATGTCACTGTCGATAAACAGGACAGCATCACAGCCTTCCTTTAAAGCAACTTCTGCCAACTTCTCACGCTGGTCAAAGATCAAGGTTCCCGGCATTGTGTAAAGGCTTAGTCCACCTTTACCGTCCTTGCACCTAACGGAAGCATCGTGTGCTGCCATCTTCGCAAAGTCAAAAGCAAAACCTGTATGAACCTCATCCCGGCATGGGACACAAACACCAACTCTCATATTGTTCCTCGATACGTTTTCCAGATAGCATTTTCAGGATCGTTTAGCCATTTAGCAAATCCAACATCAT